AACTATATTAACATTACCAATAGATCCACCAACTAAATTAACATTAGCAATATTAGTTCCTACAGTACCAATGTTATTAGATCCTGATAAATCAGTAGCTACAGTTCCAATTGTATTAGAACCTGTTAAGTTTGTAGCAACAGCAGTAACGTCAGAAATATTATTTCCAACATTTGATATTGCATTTGTAGCAGTTGTACCATCTTCTATGTTAGCTAAATTTTGTATGTCAGTAGATAATCCTGCTACTACACCAATGTCAGTTCCATCATTTGCAACTGTTGTAATGTCTCCAGAAATAGAAGCAACAGTAGTTACTTCAGTAGCTTTTGGAGATAATCTATGAAAAGCATAAGTATTTAATGTAGATGTAGTTTCTACTAATACACCAAAACCTGCTGTAAGAACTGTAGATCCGCAACCAGTAATTGTTACTGTTGAACCACCTAATGTACCACTAGCAATAGTTACTGTTCCAGTACTAGGTGTTCTTGTTGTTGCAATTTCTTTTATTGAAATAATTGTACCAGCACCATCATTAACATCTGGATTTGTATTTGGAAAACTTGTTTCATTTGCTATTGGATAAAAACCACCAACATCATCTACTAAGTCAATAACCCTAGCATCAATGGCTGCTGTTGTAGCAACATAAGAATCTGAAGCTGACCAAGTATCTCCTGATGAAATTGTTTCGCTTGAATCTTGTCTAAAATATCTTGCGTCTGAAGCAGATGTTGTAAAGAATGTAACATCATCTGGTGTATGTGCTGAATGTTCAGCATTAGTAACAATAACAGCATCAGCTATTTTAGCTGCTGTAACTGCATCATCATTAATTTTTGCAGTTGTTACATTTGAATCTGCGATCTTAGCTGTAGTAACATTACTATCTGCTATCTTAGCAGTAGTGATATTAGAGTCAACAATCTTAGCTGTAGTAATTTGTGCGTCACCAATATGAGCCGTGTCTATTGAACCATCAACATAGTGTTCGCTATCAATTGAATCGTCAGCTATTTTTGCATTAGTAATTGCATCTGCTGCAATCTTTGCAGTCGTAATATTTAAGTCTGCTATTTTAGCAGTTGTAATTTGTGAATCTCCAATATGTGCAGTATCAATAGATCCATCTACATAATGTTCTGAATCTATACTGTCATCAGCAATCTTAGCATTAGTTACTGCATCAGCAGCTAACTTAGCTGTAGTTACAGATCCGTCTGCTATTTGAGTTGAACCAATTGATTCAGAAGGTATTGATGAATTTGTTTTAGAAAGAATACCAACATAAACATTTGTAATAGCTTCATTAGATAATGAACCAGAATCCCAAGTTACGTTAACTGTTGTGTTAGTTGAAAATGTTACACTAGAAATTGTACCATAAATTGTACCTGGTGTTGCAGCTACTAATTTAATTCTTCTTCCAGCATGATAAACAGAAGTTACATCTACGCCATCAATAGTAAAAGCTGTTGCTGATACATAAGTTGGTGTATATGTTCCAGATCCATCACCATATTCAATCCATTGTCCATCATTATACCATTGTCTAACATCTGCCATTATATCTCTAAAGGCGTTGTTAATGTTAGAAGGTAACATACCTTCTGCAACAGATATACTACTTGTAGAAGTAGTACTATTGTTTGCTGGTGTAATACTATATTTTCCTAAATAATTTCCTGCCATTTAATCTCCAATAAACCAAGCAAAAGCTTTATTGTTTTCTGTATTTTTTTCGTTAATTAATGTATTAATAGCTTCTTCAATTTGTCGTTGAAAAAACTCTTGAGTTTCAAAACTATACCTTACGTTATCTATATCAGTTTTGTCAGTCATAAATCAATTCCTATTTTTAATTTGGTAAAATTATCTAATACCAGACTTAACAGCAGTTATATCTACTCCTTGTCCGTGATTAAATATTGTACCACTAGGTATTTTAACATTAGCTCTAAAGTATCTACCAGATTGTCTTACTGGATTAATACCACTATTCTTCATAGTAGATGTAGTAGATTCAGTTGGAGTATCTGCTAATCTTTCCCTAGTTTTAATAGTAACTGTTGCCTCAGCATCAACAACAGGTCTTATACCAGTTATTGAGGCTCTTGCTCCTGGAAATATTTCTATCTCAGTAGTTTCAATTTCTGAGATATTAGCTGTTCCAGAAAATATAGATGCTTTGTAATTGTTATCAATAGCACCTAAAAGTTTTTGTCCCCCTGACCAAAAGTCAGTATCTAATGCAATATTAATTGCATCTAAGTTTTGTGAAATAATGTCCATCAATTCTACAGTATAAGCACCTACGAATTGTGAAAATATAAAACTAGCATTAGCTTCTGCTAATGACCATTTTTGTGTAGCATAATTATAAATAATTATTCTATCACATATACCTGTAGTATTACTTGTATTAGAAGCTGAAGGATATAACCATAAAGCTAATTGGTTAAATGGGTCTACCGCAGATACAATTCTGTCAGTAAACGCTTTGTTTAAATCTAAGTCAAAAAATCTATTAACTTTTTCTGCTCCTATTGGAACTATGTTATCACCTTGTATTTCATAGAATCCGTCTTCAGCATAAAAGAATACTCGTCTGTTATCTTGGCAAATAGTTTGTCCATATACAGATCCTCTATTTGGAGATATAACTGATAATCTAAATACAGTAGCTCCACCAACATAGTCCATACGAATGATTTGGTTTTGTCTAAATACATAACCATACTCACCTGATGTAATACCAACTATTTCACCACCTGATCCAGGCAAGTCTTGATAATCAGCTTGTTTTGTTCCTGGTTCCCAAGTAGCAATATCATTGATACCTGACCATTGAATTCTGTTTTGGTTTGTTGGTTGATTACCTGTAACTAAGAAATCCCTAATAACACCTGATGTTCTAAATGTTGGGACAGTTCCTGAAGTTACTATTGTAGATAAATTTGCAAAGTTAGTTGATGTTCCCATTAAATAATATTGAGGTGCATCAACACCATTACTTGCTAGGACATAATTACCAAATTGTGTAAATGTCCAAAAGTCTGAATTAGTTCCTGTTAAGGATCCTTTACGAGAAGTAAAAGTTCCACCATCTAATTGATAAATATCAGTATTAGTAGCTACAAAATTATATACGCTACCAGTATTATCTCTAAAAGATCCACCACCTCTACAATCAGATCCAATGTTGTTAGACGAATAATTTACTAAAGAAGGAAATCTCTTATAAGTATTTAATGCATAATAAACATTAGTTGCTACATTAGCACCTGGATTATTATGTTTAGGTTGATCAGGTAGCCATTCACCAAAAGGTATTTGCATTATTTTCTCCTATAAAAAGATATATCTGTGCCAACATCAGTTCGTTGAACAACAGGTGCACCTCCATAAGAATCTTGTCTATCGTTATTTTCGCATCTTTCTAATGCTGCTGAATACATACCTAACCATTGTTGCGTTTGGTTGGGATCCATTCCACCGATAAAATTAGATGCATGATAAAGACTACCATACAAATAAATACCAGGATGGTTAGCAAGGATATAGTTAGAGGTATTACTATCAGACAAAGCAGTAAAATTCTTATAATACTGCAAATAGCCTGTATAGGTCGTGTCTGGCGAAGGTGCGAAACGAAAGCTTTCAACTCCATTATCAGATTCTATAGTATAAGTTCTTGGTAATCCAGATGTAGATCCACCTTTAATACTAATTAAATTAGCAGGTGTAATATAAGATAAATGATATTTTGTACTACCACTTAAAATATAAAACGATCTTACTCCTATGAAACCAGTAGGTACTGTTACAGTCTCAGCGTTGATAGTAATAGTATCAACTTGTTCCATTTGTCTTATTCTTAACTTTGCATTAAAATCAGATTCTGTTAATGCAATAAAATCTCCAGCTATTTCTGTAGTTAAATCATCTCTATTTAACCAGTTAGCTATTGAGGATTTTAATTCTGTATATGTTGTTAAAGCCATTAAATTCTACCAGATGCAGTTCTAAAGTAACGAAAATCGCTACTGTTAAGTTTAAGTTTTAAAATTTTTT